GCAAAGAAGCACTAGAACAACCACTAACAAGGGATTGGAAACATACCATAGACGAACGCATTGCTAGGGATAGTGAGTTTAAAGAAGCACTAGAACAACCAGCATGGCAAGGATTAACGGATGATGAACTAAGTCATTTAAAATACTTGCACGTTGATTACGAATTGTTTGATGAAGGTGAATATGGAACAGAATGTAATGTGTACGTTGATGACTTTGCCAAAGCTATTGAACAAGCATTAAAGGAGAAGAACACATGAAATATACCTTCGACAGCGATATCTTATCCGACCTTTATAAAGACGCTTACGGCTTCCGTCCGGACGTCGAATACTTCAAGGCCTGGAATGAATACCCTGACGACTTTAAACAAACCATTTGGGACAGATTACTGGTCGATCTTGCATCGGCAGTAGAAGCAGACAAGGAAGAGGAGCAATATGAGTAACATAATAGAAATGACAGCAGAAGAAATGAAAGAGTGGCTTAAGAAATCTTCTCCATCAACAAAAGACCTTATCAACAGCCCCCCGCACTACACCAGCGGAGGGATCGAAACGATAGATTACATGGAGGCCAAGTCCACCCCTGAGGAATTCAGGGGTCACCTACGCTTATCCGCACTCAAGTATCTATCCCGTGCCGGACTTAAAGACGACACGCTCAAGGACTTAAAGAAAGCGCAATGGTATATCAATGCCCTCGTGGAATTCATAGAAGACAGCACGGATAAACCGTAGTAAACTACGTCAATGGACGACGAAAAACTAATGCAGATTGTAAGGATTACCGTGGACGGGATAACGTATCCCATGTTCGCTCCCGTTATTTGCAAGGAAGACGAAGAAGTAGGCGAAATTCAAGACCTAGAATTCGGTGAAATAGTCATAATGAAACACATTGTATCTTGCCTACTTCATGGACTGAATAATACGGTGCAATAACCTCTTTTGTCGATCCAAAGCGGCAAAAGTTTTATAGAGACCAACGAATGAATTCGAAGGTCTCTTTTTTTGTGCTAAATATATATATAAAGAAGGTAAGTAGGTACTTATTGTTGGAAAAGGTGTCCTATAAAAAGTATCTATGTGGAAAAAAAGTACCTAAGTAAGAATTATTGTGGGTACTTTTAGGCGAGTTGGACGAAATTTGACGTAATGGGCGTATATTGTGGGTACTTCGGTGTTTTTTAGAAAGGGCGAATGGTCTGAATGGCTTGGGGCGTGGGTCTTGGGGCTTGGTGAGTGGTGGGAGGGGAATGGATCATGGACCACGGCCCACGGGCAATTATGCGTTCTCATATAGGGACGTTTTGAAAAAAAAAAAAATGAAATTATTTTTTTATAATTTGACGTAATAGACGTAATGCCGTAATGAACCAGTCATAGCAACGGTTTCAAGCATTACGTTACATTACGTTGAAATAATAGACGTAATGAGCAATCCAAATCGTTCTAAAAGTGCGCGCGAGACATAAATTTGGAAAAATTATTTTCTTTTTTTTGGCTAGAAAAGAGTAATGGAAGTGATTTTTTGAACACAAAGACATCTGATTGACATGCCTACTTATTATCGGTATATTACGTGGGTAGTTTTATATATCAGGAGAAATCAAGAATGCCTTTGAAAGATGTTGAAGTAAAGATGAATGGAATAACACCTAGGCAACACACTATCCGCCATAGCGTAAATACTGGAAGAGCTAAGTATCCGTTCAAGGCAATGATAATAGGTGATTACATATCTGTTGGCTCTCAAAAAGAAGCAGAGAACATCAGGCATGCACTTAAGTCATTCTATAAACGAATAGCTAATAGACGCTTTACTGTCAGACAGCCTATGGAAGACGATAATGTTTGGATATGCCGGAGGGTAAGCTAATGGCCGCAAAGGATGTTTGGAATGTCCCGCCCATCTTAGGGGATAAATTGCAGAAGAGGCTATCTAGTAATGTAGGCTCTTTGCTTAGTCAGAAGAAGAAGTTAAACGGCCGTGAGTGGAAGTTTGTGCAAGAGCTTGTATCAGGCGACGGCCAAGTCACAATGAAAGAGTGCGCCATCCGTGCGGGCTTTAGTGAAAAGTCGGCAAAGGTAACGGCATGGAAGCTTACCAATCCGGAAATCTGCCCGCATGTGGTTGCCGCGATCCAAGAGTATCGTGCAGAGATAAATGCAAAGTATGGCACCAATTACGATAGGCATATGAAAGATTTGCAGTTGATACGGGATAAGGCATTGGAGGCGGGCGCATATGGCGCGGCCGTAGCAGCTGAATACCGTCGAGGCCAAGCACTTGGCACCATCTACATCGAGAGGAAAGAAGTTCGTATTGGCACCATCGATAGTATGAGTAAAGACGAAGTAATGCGTAAGCTTGAGGAAATCAAACGCATCTATGGCGCTCCACCTCAAACCATCATTGATATGGAGCCCATCGATGTAATAAAAACCATCGAGGTAGAACCGGCATTTGACGCAAACGAGGTAATTGAGAATGGCAATAAAACCAGAGGCGGGGCTATACAAGCGGCTGAAAGAGAATCTACCGGAGGCGCACATCACGAGGATAGAATCGAGAGTGAACCTAGGGATACCGGATTGTCTGATAGCGCTGAATAAGACTAGGTTTGTAATGGTGGAGCTGAAGGTGGTAAAGCGTGGTAAAAAAGTCGCGCTTAGTCCCCATCAAGTCGCCTTCCATCTGAAGCATGCCAGCCTAGGCTGTCCCACTTATATCTTGGTGCAGTATCATCCGGCCGGCACAACATCTGCACTAAAGGCCGAGCTATTGCTGTATAACGGTGGCCAAGCAGAGGATTTACTGTTGCGTGGCGTGGAGTGTATACCAGCTGAAAAATGGCCGCTATCGCATGTGCAATGGCATATGTTTAGGCATGCTTTAACCGAGTAAAAGAAAAGGGGCTTAGCGCCCCTTTTTTATTTCCCTCCAAATATGTTTGCAAACAACACCATCGATATAAGCCGGAATATGGTGCTGAGTTTAATAGGTGAATTAGTCTCTACTGGCTTGGCCAATACTGTGGAGCGCTCTCGCCGTAGTCGCCGGCGTCGGTCGTGTGGGTTTTCTCTTAGCATAGCTGACCATTAATATCCCTTGTAGATTCTAATGGCCTCGTCTTCTAGGCTGTCGCTGAATCCATTGCCTATGTCGCTAAAACGAACGGCAAGGCCTTCCTCGTCCACTATTCGCAAAAGCTTAACCTCGTATAAGGTAGGACTGTCTCCGGTGCCGTAGCCGTCGTAGCATTCGTCCACATCGGCCGTTACTAAATACCCACTATGTTCAAAATCAAAGCTCATAATAATCTACCTTTCGTATGCGTCTAAAAAATCGTTAACGGCCTCTTTCACGGTCTCGCCATCGTAGCTGGTGGATATAATCTCGGTGCAATCGTCATCTGAAAGCTCATAGCCTAAATTGGCGGCATAGGCCTTTAATTCGTCAAATGTCATCTTGCACCTCCTCTACATACGCGGCATTTTCTGTTTCATAGCGATACTCTTTTGCACAAGCCAAGGCGTCTTTCTCATTATCAAAGGTGCCTAAGCATGTGCCGTTATGGTTGTATGCATTAAATGTCATCTTGCACCTCCATTAGTTTTTTTACATCAGTATCAATTAAGCATGCCACTTCGTCCCTAAGAGCGCCTTCTGAAAATTCATTGATTAATACGCCTGTTTCCTCGTCGTATATCCCTATCGTTACATCGTAATACCATTTTCTAGTTTTCATCTTAAGCTCCTATACATCGTATTGTTGATAAATGACTAATACACCGGTATTAGTTGAATGGTTAAACGGCAGCCAATTGTAGTGCCGGCAAAAATACCCTCCGGCCTCTTGGTGTGTCTCTGCATAGTAATTGGTAGCAAAAAAATCCTCTATTCTATCGGCCGTTATGTCCGCCTCGAAATCCTCAAGCTTTAAGTATAAGTCTTGCCCATCTACGCCCAAGGGTATCGTCCCTATGCGCGTCACTTTTATTGTGTCCAAGCTTGGCACCTCCACGATCCTAAAATCATCTCGTCCGGTAAAGTCCTCTATGTTGCCGGCCTTTACCTCCTCTTCCATCTCTTCTAAAAACTTGTCCAGCTCGTCCCATGCGCTTTCCTCACTATCGAACCTAGTAGGCTGGCCATCATCGCTCCATGTATTAGTCCAGCCGCCACATAGGCAATACTCTTGCACTTCGAATTTAGCCATATCACACCTTCCCTTTCACTAGCGCATAAATCAATGCCAGTCTATCTGTCGTCATATTAAATAAAGCCGCCCCAAAATACTCTTCTATATCGCTAACAGTCCGAGCGGGTAATGCCTCCCTTATTGTTAGCTCCATCGCGTCTAGCATGGTCTCGGTCATATCACACCTCCAATTAAAAGTAATGCTGTCGTCAAAGTAATTGCCCATAGGCATATCGTGAAAGTCTTATCGGTCATGGGTAGCCCTCCTCTAATACTGTATCGCCCTCTTCATCTATAACCCATGCCGGATTAAAACTCCACTCCCATTCCAATGGGTAAGTATCGTCCGTAATGTCTACCTTAGTTCCGCTGTATTGCTCGCGCCCTAGGGCCTCCTCCGGCGTATCTGCCTCCACTTCAATCGTGGTCATCAGATAGCGGCAAATCTTATATTTAGCCATGGTTTAATCCTCTAATTGAATTACATCGGTTACGGTCCAGCCATCAAAATCAACTGGTTTCCACTCGCCGCCATCGGTATCGCCGGCAATTTCAATGGCTTGCTCCAATGTATCGGCTTCAATCTCAATCCGTAATATGGTCACATACTCTGCGTATGCTTCAAATTTAGCCATGGTTTAATCCTCCTCTATAATGCCGTTGTCTAAGCATGCGGCCAATACGGTTTGCGCTAAGCGCCTATCGGCCATTATGGCCATCGCTATTGTTTCCTGTAGCTCTTGCCATTCGTCGCGGTCTATATTGCCTTGCCACTCGTAATTATCCACGAGGCGGCTTATTGCCCATTCAATGGTTGCATGTAAGTTCATTGTGCCCGCTCCTCCAATACGGCATAGTCATCAAGCCATGCCTTAAATCCCATGTCGTCATCGGTATACATATCGCTAAAATCCACGTCGTCGCGCATAAGCATATTAAATTCGTCGCGTGCTTCTAATATGGTCATCTCTAGTCCCTTTCGTCAAAATCACAATGTATTAGCTCGGCCAATAGCTCGGCCTCGTCCATGTTTTTAAATCCCTTAGTTCCATACATTAATAAATCCCATAATAGGCCATCATTAAAACTGGTATCGGATTGGCACAAGTCTAGGTTATATTCCACAAGTTTATTGATTAGTTCTTCTCTGTCTGTCATTTTGCGTTCTCGCTTTCTAATGTTTTAAATAGGTTACATTGCTTACGGTTTTATCCCAGCATGCGCGGCATGTGCCGCACTTGCCATTGTTGGCTGGCGCTTTGCATTCGACGCCGTCAATCGTGCCGGCCTTGGTTATAACGGTGCTCGTCGTCGGCCATGTGCCAGCTGGCGCCATGTCCAGCATGGGCATGCTTAGGCGCACGGTTAAATTATCCGGCATGGCTCGCCGTCTATTAACCTTGGCCAGCATGCCTTTCTCTTTCGTCGGTAGCCAAAAAATCACCTCCGGCATGGCCTCGGCAATGTCCATGATTGCCATCAAATGCGCCTCGCTCTGAATATCGCCGCTATCGTGCCAGCGAAAATAGCCGGTTGTATTGTTGCTTTTAATGGCCGCTATCATGCCAGCCTTCCACGAAGGCAAATCACTAAGGGATTTTAAATTGTGCTCCCTATGCGCCTTTACATTGGGGTATACATAATTGCCTTTCATGGCATAACAATTATGGCATACGCTCCCTTTAATCTTGGCCAGCTTGCCGCCAGTATGGCACGCCGTCGCCGGCGTGCTGAAAGTATGGCATGGCATTTTCTTAGGCTCGCTAAGCTTAGGCATAAATTGAATTGATTGCATAGCCGGCTCCCTTTTTATAGCTGTCATAGCCGCGGATTTTGCTGGACCTATCGGTATGGAATTCTTTATATGTCCAAGCAATGTTGCGCTCATCTAGCGCCTTGAATAGGCGCCCAGCGTCGCAATCCTCTTCAAGGTATACGCTATTATTGCGTTGATAGCTATAAGGCGATATATCGCCAGCAATACCAAGCTTTTCTAGCAAGGCCCTATCTACTTTAAACCAGCCATGGCCGCAATCGGTATAACATAAAATTCGCATGATTAAGCCGCCTTTCTTTGATTGGTTGATGATAGATAAACCGGCTCCAAGTCCACGCCATTGAATAAGTCGCGGCACGATACCTTAAGCCGCTGGCCGTCGGCCTCGACGGTATACCAAAACTCCACGCCGAGCGTGTCGCCATTGGTTGCGTCCGCTGGTAGCAGTCTTAAATCGCCGCCGCCGGCTTTCTTGTTAGCCGCTATAAATGAAGCGGCGAATTCGTCGGCCTCGAAGCGTGGCAATTGCCAAGCATAGGCCAAGGCGTTTTTAATAAACTGATAGGCGCCATAGCCGCTGTCGCTCTTAGGATAATTATCCCAATGCTTAAAAACGGTATAGGCTCCGTCTGCATCTTTGAATGTATATAGTCCTCTAGTGCTCATGATGTCCTCGCTTTCTATCTGTATGGTTGAGCGGCCAGCCATCGCCGGCCGCTGATTGCCATTGTAATGCCTTGTTTTAAATTATTGCAAGCTTTTTATGATTGCCTCGGTCGCCGCTATGGCCGCCTCCAGCGCGGCGCCTATATGCACGGCGTGCCCTTTCGTATCGTTGCCATTGCTTACGGCCGCCGCTATCTTCTCGGCGGATTCTTGGCTATACCGTGGCGCCTCGGCCAGCTTGCACGGGCTCACGCTCACTAGTCGCCAGCCGCCGGCCTCGCGCTCCATCGTGGGTTTGATAGCTAAGTCGCCTACTAATATCACATGGCCATTGCCTAAGAGCACGCCATCGAGCGCGGCCAGCGCCAGCTTGTTTGCCTCGTGAGTTTCGAAAAATTGAGGCGCGGCCTCGCGTAATAAGTCTAAATTGCTCATGGTTTACCCTTTCTGATTGAATTGATTGAATGCCGCTTGATAGGCCCTATCGGCCGCCTCGCATGCCTCGGCGTCCGTTTTAAATTGCATGCACTCGTCGCATCTTTCGACGGCGTCGTCGCCGCGATGATTGAGCGTGTATAGATAGCCTTGCCCTTTGCATGCCTCGCATTGGTGTGGTGTAAATTTAGTCATGGTTTAACCCTTTCTATGGTTGCGGCGGCCATCGCTGGCCGCCATGGTTTAATTAATCAAATCGAGAATAATCGCTGGCATGCGGTATAAACTGAAGAGGCTCGCGCGGGCTCCAGTCGTCGCCGTCGTCCGCCTCGCATAGCTTAATTAGCGCGTTTTCAATTGCTAGCACTTGCGGATTGTCTACGCGTAGGCCGCTTATATCGGCGCAAAAAACCAGCTTGTCATCGGCCAAGGCATAAAGCTTGGCATTGTCCGCGGTGATTAAATCCGCCAGCGCTGGCGCCTCGGCGGCCTCGGCCTTGGGCCAAATGAACATAGATTTAATTTCAAAATCCAATTGAGCCGCCGCGTCAATGCCGCGCCTTGCATTGGCCGCGCGCACTAGTTCGGCGGCCGTGTCGCCGGTGCCCCAGTCTAAATTGGTAGGCGTATAACCGCGCTCGCCGCGTTTGATTATGGCGATATTAGCGCCAGCTGGTTTGTTCAATAAAACTGTATAACATAGGTTGAATGCTTGCATGGTTTTAAGTCCCTTTCTGTCTGTATAGTTTACTTGCATAAGACTGGCGACGCCGCCGCCAGTTTCGCGCATTAAGCGCTCGTCAGTTATGCTATGCCGCCTCGGCCTCGACGGCCTCGGCCGTGCCCTTGATATAATCGGCCGCTTTCTGAGCCAGCGCCGCCGCCTTGAATATGGCCGTGTTATCGTCGCGGCATGCCTTGAGCCAGCTCTGAATATAGCCAGCGTGCCGGAGCTCGCCGGCGATGCCGTTATCCGCGCATAGGTAGGCGGCGCCTATCTCGGCGACCAGCTCTTCAAAGGCATAAGCCGGATTCCCAAAACGGCCGCTGTGGTCGCGGTCCAGCCTATGCTTAGCGCCTGTCCAATGGGCCAATTCATGAAAGGCCGTCGCGTAATAATGCGCGGCGCTGTCGAAACTTGCTTTATGCGGCAATTGCACGGCGTCCGTGCTCGGCATGTAGAATGCCGCGTCGCCGCCATGGCGAATGATTGCGCCGGTTTTTACTATGGCCGCCTCGCATTGCTCGCTGGCGTCGAATTGCACGGCCACGGGCTCGGCCGCCGGTGCGCGCTCGGCGTCTGTCTGCTCGATGTTAAAAACCGAGTAGGCTTTTAGCACGGCATAGCCGCTAGTTTTATCGCCGGTCGCCGCGTCGACGGTGCCGGCCACCGGCTTATAAAAGCAGATAGCCGTGCCCTTTTGGCCCTTGAGCACTTGCGCGCCGCGGTCCTGCCATTGCTTATAGGTCGCCCATTGGCTTGCCGCGTAGCCGTTGCCCATGCTGGCCATGCCTAGAATTAAACGGTTTACGCCACGATAGGCCGCGCCGGTTACGATGTTATGGTCGGCGCCGCTGGCCGCGTCGGCGTGCCATGGTTTAACCCAAGGCGCCGCGCCTTTCTCAAGTTCGGCAATAATGGCGTCTGTTACTTGCTGGTAAATTGGATTTGTCATTCTGCTAGTCCCTTTCTTTCTGTATGGTTGCGGCGGCCAGCTGGCCGCCGTTGGTTTAGTAATTAAAGCGCTTTAACTGGAGTAAAAATATAGTCCCAGTCGGCATAGAATGCTTTCAGAGACTTATATTCGTTAAAGTCCCTTACGACGGCATAATGCCGGTTACTTGGATTTGAGGCGCTATGATAACAAACGGCAATGGCTTCATGGTCGCCGTTGGCTTTCGCCGAGGCCAAGGCCTCGCTTAGTTCAAAAATGCTATTTAGCATGGTTTTAAGTCCCTTTCTTTCTGTATGGTTTGACACTGCCGGCGGCAATGCCAGTGCTTATAATAGGGCCTATTAATAAAGCTTGCAAGCGCTTTTTTACAGTCCGGTTACCTAGTCCGGCCAATGCCGGCCAGCATGCCCGCCAAGGCCCGCCAGCGGCCGCTCACGCCGTCCAATAGCCGGCGGCGGCCTTGGTGCCTTGCCTATATAATAACCAAGCCTACGGCCCTTGGCCCGTGAGCCGTGGAGCGTTACCCGCTATGCGATACGCGCGGCCCGTGGTCCGTGTCTAGTAAACGGCCGGGCCCGTGGTCCGTGGCCCTTTCCCCGCTATGCGATACGCTCGGCCCGTGGCCCGTGGAGCGTGACCCGTGGAGCGTGTCCGGAAAAAAGCCTGGTCACATGGCATGTTAGCGAGCACTAACCTAAAATGTTAGTGACCACTAACCAAGGCGCAAAGTAGCACGCCCAGCAAGGCCCTTTTTAAGCGCTCCACGCGACGCGCGCCATGAATTGAGGCTACCCTACAAGGCGGGTTGTGGATATCCTGTGCGTTTCCTAAGGATAAGCTGTGGATAGATTGTGGATAAGTTTTCGCCTAACAGATCGTGGATTGTGGATAACTTGTCCTGGTCACTTTGCCCTTGGTCCATGGTCCGAGGCCCGCGGCCGGTGCGAGGGGGGAAGAGTCCCACGAACCAAGGCC